GGGTGGTGGTGTGGGAAACCATGCCCGCGCAATTGCCAATGTGGCGGCAGTAAACCAGCAGCTCCAGGACGAGGTCGAAGGCATCATGGGTGTCATCGATGCTGTCGTCGAGCGCAGGGAAGAAGTGGAGGCTGCTGGTCGCGCTGAAGAGGCGCAAGTTGAGATTGCCCGGTTGGGGCAGAGGTGTACTGCTAGAGATCAGCAGGGTGTCTACTGGATGGGTCTGCCAAGGGGGGCTGGCCCTACAGCTGTACCCAGTTTGATCTTCCCTGATCGGTTCGGGATTAGCGAGGATAATGTGTATTTTGAGGACGCGATGTATGTTGTCAGCAGTTTTGTCAAGACGTTGATCAAGGTCTCTATTGGGATATGGATCAATCTGATGCTGATGATCACTGTCATCGCCTGCGCTCAGGGAGAAGACATTAGGACGCTGATCATCCGTGATCACGATTCTCTGATGCTGTACAAGTATCATGCGCTTGCCATCGCATTGGCTCTCACTGTCTGGGATGGGTGGATGTTGAAGGGATTGAAGATGGTCACCATCGAGGACAAGATGGCGGCGTTCGCACCAGCCCTCAACATAGGAGTCCTGTTTAAGGTCGAATGGAGTCTTCAGGTAGATGGAGACGAGCCTGGGGACCAGGACGGGAGACGTTTCCGGGACAGGAAGTCCAAGATCGAGGTACATTATGACAATTCCATGTACCAGCGGACTGTCAGTAGTTACACCATCCAAAGACACACCCGAAGCCTCTATTATCATCCCGTGAAGCTGGTACTATTCTGGTGGGCGTACTTGGCAGGATATTTGTTCGGACCTCGCAGTCCGGGCCAGGTAACGAAGTTGTTCTTGGCATACTCGTTCCGAAACGAATTTCATGTCAGTGTGAATGCCGCCGCAGAGTACGAGATTTGCACCAGATATGGACAGGTGGACGCTGCAGCAGAACGAGTTCGCGTCTATCTATCACGGGACCCCACTATCAATGTCAATGTTACTAACAGGGGAGTTCAGTACTTGGGGGAATCTATATTCCTCAAGGACAGGGTGAACCAGCAGAACGTGGACACTTGTGGGGGAAACGTGACACCCGTACTCCAAGTTTGGGCTGGGATGTGCGGGGCTTTGTAGTAGGGCCCAATCATGTAGAGATGAACAGACCAGACAGTTCTCTGGCTATAAAAATAATACATGATCAACCTACTATAATGAAACCTGTAGCTTATATCCCCGGGTGCATCAGTATGATTGATTCGTATGGATGCACTATTCCCCAAATAGTACCATATATACCAGACCTTCGAAGCCTGGAGAACCAGGCATCAGCTTGCATCCACAGGTTTGGATGTGAGATGCCTGTCCCTCAAAGGGAGAGCATACAGGAGTTTAGAGAGTTCTCCCAGATCTTCATCAGGGAGAACTTTGTTAAGCTTCGTGAGGAGGATGTTCTTAGTTTCCAAGAGTGGTTGGATGGTTCCAAGTACAATAGTAGGCAAAAGGCTGAGTTTACTCGGCTGAGGAATACCATCAATCGAAGGCTTGGGAAGCACAAGGGTCTGTTTGCCCATGAAAGTTCCAGCTTCATCAAGTTTGAAGGATACATGAAGCCTGACAAGTTTCCAAGGGCTATTAACAGTCCAACAGACCTTGTTAAGACCCTCCTAGGCCCCATTATCAAATCTATTGAGAAGTCAACGTTTAAACACTCCTGGTTCGTCAAGGGTTCCAATCCTAGGGATTGGCCATTGATGCTCGAGGAATTATTCGGCGCATCCCCCGTCATGGAAACGGATTTCTCTAGTTTTGAAGCTCACCACAGGGGCATCTTCGCGGAAATTGTTCGCTACTGGATGATGCACATGTTGCACGACCTTAGGGGCATCTCATGGTTGAAACGTCTTCTTTGTAGGATGGTTAGTGGCGTGAATCATACTAGGTTCTCGACTGTAGAATGTGAGGTTGATCAACGCCTGATGTCAGGTGTTGCATGGACTTCGGCTTCTAATGGTGTGTTGAACCTACTGATAATGTCCTATTTGTCCATGAAGACATTACATCCAGAGTACACACCCCTTCAACTGGCATTGGCAGCAGCAACAGAGTTTCGTGGAAGAGTAGAGGGAGATGACGGCATATGCCTTGATGTCGGCGTCTCCCAGGAACTGATAGATTCATTAGGATTGAAGTTGAAGTTTGATTGCGTGAGACATTTCGCACAGGCTTCCTTCTGTGGCATTGTTGCCGATCCTCTGAGTCTAACAGTGGTTACAGATCCGCTGAAGGTAATTGCGAATTTCTTTGTACTCGAGGCTAAGGCTAAGACGTACAAGACTGGCAATCAGATGGCTTTGCTGAGGGCAAAGGCATTGAGTTACGCAGTTTCTTATACGGATTGTCCCATCATTGGTGAATTAGCCCACAAGGTTCTTGAATTGACTAGGTCAATAACAGTACAACAGCGTCACTCTGAGAGCAGCTGGAAGTCTGATTTGTTGACCCAGGCGATGAAGGAAAAAGTGTGGCTTCGGAAGCCGCATGTTCCAGATTCATCAAGGGTGGTTGTGCAGGATAGGTTCGGTATACCGATATCGAGGCAGATCGAAATTGAAGCAGGAATCAGGAAAGGATTGATTGTTGATATTATGGACCTTGTCCCGCGCCACTTCGACAGACATATCTTTGAAAATGTGATAGACCCTCTGTTTGAATACCCTGAAAAGGGCTCTTGCAAGGAGTTTATGAAGCATTTTAGGGTTGTCTGTGGAAGACAGCTTCAAGAAAAGAAGCATAGACACTTTGAGGCAGATGTGCCTCAATTGTTGTCTTAAATCAAATTGAGGGC